TATCATATTTCACACATGAAATATGATTTCCATTTATTGTAAATTTATTAGTTCTGTGATTTTAGGCGCATGTGAGTTTCGATGTTCTATAGCTAATCTTTTTGCTTCTTTTTCTTCGTTTTTTTTCAGTTTAAATTTTTACTACTTTTCATAAACCAATAAGTATAAATGAGCGAAACAGTCGAAAACGATACACCAACTTCATCAGTTGATGAACCTCTTTTATCTCGGATAGGTCGCAGTCGAGATGATGAAGTTTCATCGGGTCTACCACATCTAAGCTTTGAAGAAACTTTTCCACCTATACGTAGACGTAGAAGTTTACTTTCACCAAGGTACCGCTTTACTCGTCGAGCGTCAAATTTAAACTGTCAAGTTTGCGGTTTTCATCACACAATAATGAGTTCAAAACACAATATTTGTTACGATTGCTTGGTACAGCGCTTAAGTGATAGTAAAGTTTTTCAACAAGGATTTGATATAAATAAACATACTGGGGAGAAAATGTGTATAGTATGTTTAGATCACACTAAGCATATTGGCGACAAGTACAGAATATGTGTCGATTGTTTGATTAAAAGACTAGGTGATCTGAATTTATTAAATTTTAATGAATCCGAAGATTTGACATCAATATTCCTTATAACTGAAACAGATATATCAAATAGGTATCCGGCCGATTGGCAACGTAAAAAATACCTACCGTGTGATTTATGCGCGCAGGATGTTATCGACGAAACCCGTAAGGAACGAATCTGTTTGGATTGTCTATTCGATAGTTTACTAGGCACACCGTACTTTAAAAAGGAAACGAGACGAGTATACTTTCGTACATAGACTCAAAACATCACTAAAATCGTGTGTCACAGCTAAAAATCTTATTTAAAGTACGAGCATGACGATTAATAAATGGACAATACCACGAAACATATTTCAATAGAACCATATAACGAACATTATATTTTGGTAACTTATCCAGACTCCAATGAATTTCCGAATTTAGAATCTCAAATAAATTTATTCGGTGGAGAAAAATTACATATGCCAAATGCGGAGGGTAATGAATCTTTAAAATACTGGTTAGTAGATAAAACAAAAAAACAGGAGATGGTTGATTTAAAAAATAGTTTGGAACACGAACAATTATTTACCGGTGCATTTAGTTCTTTTACAAATCAAAAAGAACAAACTAAATATAGGCGAGCAATGAGCGATGACGAAGATTCTTCTGACGAAGATTTACCCGATCTCACAGTTAAGAATTTAAAAAATATGTATAAATCTCCGAAAAGGGATAAAAAAGATACACCCAAATTGCTTATAACACAAGATGACTTGTATTCTTCAGAATCTTCTGACAGTGAACACGAGGATTCTGATGACAGTGATTTTCCTGAAGCCAAATCTCCAAAAAATCATGAAAAAAAGTATCGAAAAATTTTAAAGAGATTTAGTAGTTCACCGAAAAACAAAAAATGAATTCCACTTAAAAAACTGAGGATAAAGAAAAATGTCTCAATCTACTTCAAGTCAAAACTCTAGCCCCTCAACGGCTAATGAAAAGCTTACTAAAGCTACTATCGCATCACAAGGCAACAAAGTCCGCATTGTTGATTCTGACCCCGACAATAAGTTGGATATCTATTGTTATGTTAGATGTACTCCTAATACTGATGGTACAGTTAAATCGTGTCGAGGTGTAATTACTCAAGAAAATAACGTAATTCTTCAAACATACCCCTACACACCTGAATATGGAACGGGGGATCTAGACACAGTCCAAAAATCTACTTCTAGTGATATTAGTGCTGTTCGCGTCTTCGACGCTCACGAAGGAAGTCTTCTTCGCCTCTTTTGTGTCAACTCGAAGTGGTATCTCACAACCCATAGAAAGCTGGACGCTTTCCGCAGCAAGTGGTCAAGTCGTCAGTCATTTGGTGAACAATTTTTGGAAGCATTGACAGCTGAATACGAAAACAACGATGACTTCAAAAATAGGATGGATGGTGTCACCCATGACGAAGCTTTCTCGGTGCACACCATCAAGGATTCAACTTCTTTCGCGGAGAATACACTGTTCAATAAGTTTTGCACCAGTCTCGACAAAACAAAGTGCTATTGTTTTCTGGTAAGGAACACAGCCGAGAATAGGATTGTCTGTAAAAATCCATCGCGTCCAACCATGTATTCTGCTGGTACATTCAAGCTGGAAGATTTTGATTACTTCTCCCTGGATGAAGATACCGGTATTCCTAACGCTCAGGAGCACAAGTTCGAAAACTGGGGTCAGCTGACAGAACGTGTAAATAGTCTATCTGAAGATGAATTGCAAGGTGTGATTGTCTTTTCGGGTAAGAACCACGCTAAGATCTTCAACGAAAACTATATGGATTATTTTAACATTCGGGGAAACGAACCGAGTATTAAGTTTCGATATCTACAGCTGCGTATGGACAAGGAAAAGACCGACAAGCTTTATTCTCTTTATCCCAGGCACACTGATACATTCGAAGAGTACGAGAACGTGCTTTATAATGTTTCAAAGCTTGTGTACGATGCTTATGTGCAACGGTTTATCAAAAAGAAGTACGTAACACTTCCAAAGGAACAGTACACGATTATGAGGAGTTGTCACTCATGGCACCTTGAGGATCGTGTTAAACACCGTATTTCGCTGCGAAAGGTGATAGAGCTAATGAACAAGCAAGAGCCCACTAGTCTAAACCGAATGATTCGGAGTTATATTCAGGAATCAAAAAATCCCGAGCAGGCTGCACAGAAGAAACCGGGTACACCGGCTGAGTAAATGAAATTAGCAATCTAAGTTGAAATAATATTAAAAGTATTATTTCATAACAAACTATTTTTGGTTCTCAACACTAACGGTGTTTTAATGCTATTCAATTTTTTAGTTATAGGTAATTTACGAAAGCTCTTCGTGTAAAGATTGTAATTTTCTAAAATACCGACATTGTTAAAGATATTTTTAAAAATATAGAACAATAGGTCTTTAACAGTATTGTGTTTATTAAAATCTGATACTACAATGTGTTCTTTGTATCCGGATTTAATGTCATAAAAATAAACATCCAACTTTCCCATTTATTTAATAACATTTAAAGTTGTAAGACTTTGTTAAAATGTCAAAGAAAAAGCGAGATCCATTGAAAGTTGTAAAGGTACCGCTTGATAGAACTGTTAGAACTGATTATCGTAAAGATTTCAGAAGACTACCAAGGTTGTATCTCGAGCTAATTGAAAATACACATAAGATAGATGCTAAATTTCAAGGAAAAGAATTCCAGCCTGATTACTCTAATTTAGACATAATTAATAAACCTCAGCAAGCCTTTTCCCCGGAAGAGTCGCCTACTAGTCAAAATTTAGGTGACATTTTTAACGACGACTCGGACGACGACGCTGTTTCGATAAAATCAGCGGAATCCGGAGTCGACCCGTTGACAAATCGTCTAAAAAGTCTGTTGTCTGCTGATGGCGACGATGCTTCTACCAATGCTTCGGACAGTCCACAGCGATTTACTAGCGGGAGAAGTAAACGGCGTACTCCGCCAACTTTAGATCAACTAAAACAAGCAGGCGCCTATCAAGCCCCTAAACGAGTTGGAGAACTCGGTGGTGGAGTATACGATGAAGAAGATGAGGAGGACAAAAAGCGCGAGTTGTTGTTTAAATTCGACTTGCTTAAGAAGTCCTACAAGGGGCAACAAGTACCGGAGTTCAGTATTCACTCTGACTACAAGACAATGGAAAGAAGTTATGAGCATACTGTTAAAAAATTGTCTCTGGATAGTACAGTAGAAAATTACAAAACTTACTTGATTGGTGGTTTTATGGTAGTCGAGTATGTTTTTGGGAGTTGGTTTAAGTTTGACATGCAAGGATTCACACAACAACAGATTTTATCAATGAACTCATATGAAAAACTGTTAATAGAGTTAGGTGAAAAATCATACGTACCGGAAGGTAGTAATTGGCCAGTTGAGTTACGTTTGTTATTTTTGATCATCATAAATGCAGCGTTTTTCATCATTTCTAAGATGATATTAAGGAAGACTGGTTCCAATTTGATGAGCATGGTAAATAACATGAATGCTTCTTCAATTCCACCTTCCACTGCTGCGCGAGGTACTAAAAGAAAGATGAAGGGTCCTAGTATTAATCTAGATGAAATTCCGGAAATTTGAATAAAAAATGAAAAATAAAAGTAATCTTCATATTTGATGAACAATATGAAGATACAAATAGTGTCAGACTTGCATATAGAAAGATATGACAATGTAAAAGCATTTGATGTGATAAAACCACATGCCGAAATTTTAGTGATGGCCGGTGACATTGGCTCAATGTACAGAATTAGACAACTTTATAGATTTTTAACAGACGTGTGTTCTCTTTTTAAGGTTGTCATTTACGTTCCTGGAAATCACGAATACTACCGAATACCGAAATTACCACCACGTCCATTCTCACATTTGGAAAAAAGTATGCTGCGATTTGCCGCACAGTTTCCCAATTTCTTTTATCTATCTCGTAATTCAATGGTCATCGAAGGAGATGATAATCGACGATATCAGTTCATTGGCGCAACTCTTTGGTCAAAGTCTGAACACGTTCCCGGAAAAATAGTTAGGATAGATAATTTTGACACGGAAAGATACAATTCCAGTCATGAACTGGATAAAAAATTTATTAAAGATGAGTTGGCGTTTGCTAATAACAACGGACTAGTACCCGTTGTTATAACACATTACCCCCCGCTTAACGAATGTTTGGCACCAAATCGTAAAAACGACAAATTCGTGTCATTGTATGTTAATGATTTAGAAGATCTAGTTGTACAGTCAACCATTTGGATATATGGTCACACGCATTATAACACGGATAGAAAAGTTGGAAATTGTAGAGTTATAAGTAATCAATTGGGTAAGAAAAAGGATAATATTCAAGATTTTAGTGAGGCGTGTGTCGTTAAAATTTAATTTTAATTCTAAAAAAATATAAACCATACAAATAAAGAATGCCAACTATCAAGGAATTAAAAGCAAAATTACAAGCAAAGGGTCTCCCTGTATCTGGTACAAAATCAATTCTTGAGGCTCGACTTAAAAGTGGTGTTAAGTCTCGAACTAGAAAAACCGTGAAATCCGTAAAAAAGCTTAAAAGTCGCAAACAGCGTAAACAGCGTAAAAAACCAGCGGTAAAGCCCAGAACTATGACACAACTGTTAAGTCAAAAGTTATCTTTAGCTGAAATCCAATCACACCTGGAAGGTATGACGGTTACAAATATTAAAAAGTCACCCGTGTATAAGTCGTTGTCATCAGCCGATAAGAAAAAAATGAAAAAGAAAGCTGATATAGTTAGAATTTTATCTGGTAAAATTCACTCATCCAAGTCTATAAAAAGTGTTAAAAAATCCCGAGTTGCTTCGAGGTCTCGGAGACCAGCAGCGTGTAACTGGGTGCTAGAGTTTGAACGTAAATTTTCTAGAGACAAACTCAAAAGCAATCCACATAAATTATACATATTCGGTGAAAACGATGAATGCTATGAAACAGGACAAAATTGGCGAAAAACGGGCATGAATCGCGGAGATGAAACAAACAAGTGCTATCAAAGAAGTACTCAAGCTGTGATAAGAGGTGAACCAAATGCTGCTCCGATTGTCACTGTAAGTCGTCTGGGTGCTTCGGATAAAAAATTGAAGGAGTACATGAAGAGAGATGTAGACGCGATTTTGGCAGATGTAAAACAAAAAGATATTAAACATGTTGTGCTATCGGATGCGCTCGTAGGAACCGGTGTTGCTGCTTTGCATAACAAAAAGCCAGATGCGTGGAATTATTTGGTAAAACAGTTGTTCAGATTAGCTCCCGGTGTTAAATTACCAGTTGGAAAGAAAAATTCACCTACTAGCGTTATCGATGTATTGAGTGGTGGAACTTGTACTTTTTCCAAGACTAGTCGACCTGCACCACCCGTTGCACCTAGAAAAAGTCGTCGGGTCCAGCCGATAAAGAAAAAGTCTATTACCCGATCCGATATAGGCACTAGTAATATTTCAGAACTCGAGGCGGCCATACGCGAGTGTTTATTTGGTAAAGTGGCCCCTGCAATGACTACAACTGACGATCGACCTCTTGTAGTTACCGACGAGGAAGAACCAGAAGTCGATGCGGGCGATGATGACGATATTGGTTTTTAATTTATTTTCATTTCAATGAATGAATGAAAATATTAGTCTGATATAAACTTTTTGCCTATTTGGTAACCAAAAGAAAATAGATTTAATTTGGCTGATGTATCTAGACCAAAATTAAAACTACCGTTGGTTGAAGAAATTTTTACTACATCTCCCTCAAATACATCAGCACTGGCTTGCGTATTTGCACCGATGGAAACATTTAAAATATCTAATGCGTAAGAAACAGGGTTAAAATCCGAATCGAAATCACCTGTCTTTTCATCTTCAGAAATAACGTATATACCTAAAGAAGGTTTTGCTTTTATACATTGTTGTGGAAAATTAAAAGCCAGGCCACCGTCGATATAATAAGAATCTCCGTATTTGTAAGGAGGAAACATGAAAGGCACCGTAGAACTCATACGCACTGCCGTTATACAAGGTATTTCCGGTGTCGTTTCGGGTGATAATATTTCAACACGTTTCTTACTATAATTAAAAGTTACACATGTGAACGAGTTTCCTGTCTCTTCTTTCAGTTGACCAATCGTTAAAAGTTTTCCCATTTTTTTTATAGTTATTGTCTCCAGAAACTCTTGTATAGGTGCAAACGATGTTGCACCACCGCATTGAACCATTTGCATGTAATTTGGAAATTTAAGTTTGTCAAAAACACGGGTTTGTGTTAATTCGGTTAATATTTCTGTAGGGGAATATCTAATAGATAACAGGTAACATATCATGGAACCTGCTGATGTTCCTACAAATTCTTCTATATTAAAACAGGAGTTTTCAGATATAGAACTGAGAGCACCCAGCACCTGAAAACCCTGTATTCCACCACCGGAAAGACATAAGCTTTTGTATACACTCATTTTCAAAAAAAAATTATACTTTAAGTTAGCT